GAATAAGCGCGGTCGTAAACGCGTGGAAGATGGTGGTCTTAGCATTGTTGCGCCTTTAGATTATGCCGAAAACGGCACTTATCAGAGGTATTCAGGCTATGACACTCTCAATATCAATGCGAGTGATGTGCTTTCATCTGCTGAATATAATTGGAAGCAAATAGCAGTACACGTAACCGCTTCAGGTTACGAACTACGTGTTAATAATGGCGACAGTCGTATCATTAACTTGGCGAAATCACGCATTACAAATGCAATGCGTACTTTCAAGAATAACTTTTCCTCTGATATGTATTCAGATGGAACGGCTACGAACCAAGTCAATGGTTTACAAGCTCTAGTATCAGATGCTGGTACTGGAACAGTTGGTGGAATCAATAGCTCTACCTTTACCTTTTGGCAAAGCACACTACAAAGTGCTGCTTCTCCATTGCAAGGTGGTGGTGCTATTACTGTGGCTTCAGGTACTATGGAATCATTAATGCTTCCATTGTGGCTTGAGGTTTCTCGTGGAAACGACCAACCTGACTTAATCGTTATGGATAATACGTACTACACATTTTTCGAGCAAAGCCAAACATCTATTAAACGCTACACCTCTGGTTCTAGCGCTGATGGCGGTTTTGTTTCGCTAAAATATCACAACGCAGACGTTACTTTTGATGGCGGTTCAGGCATCCCAGCAGCTCATGCGTATTTTCTTAATACAGATTACTTGGAGTTAGTCACGCATCGTGATGCTGACATGACCGAGCTAGATCAAGACAAAGCTATCAACCAGGATGCGGTAGTAATACCTATTCTTTGGATGGGTAACTTAGTTTGCTCTAATCGTTCACTTCAAGGTGTCCAAAAAGCATAAGGGGGGGATAAAATAATGGCTTATACAATTAGAAACGCTGTGATTGGTTCTCAACCTATTGCAACGACAGACACAGTTCAGAACCTTCCTTTAGGAACAATCGTTGTAGCTGATGATCCAACATATTTTGCTGGAGAATTTATCTACATGAAAGGTGTTGCTTCTACTGTACTTGGTTCTTGGGTTAATTATAACTACGATGATTGCAGCACAGTTTTGTTAGTAGCTGGTTCTACTGGCCCTGTTGGTATTGCAATGTCCATTAATGTTGCCAGTCAATTTGGTTGGTATCAGATAAGTGGTAAGGGTGTTGGTAAGGCTTTAGCGAATTACCTTGATAATGGCCTTGTTTACTCTACCGCTACTGCTGGCAGTATTGATGATGCAGTAGTATCTGGAGACAGGATTAAACTTGCTCTTGGTGCTTCTGCGGTTGGTACACCTTCTTCTGGTTTGGCCGAGTTTGAAATATCTCGTCCATTTAGTGATGATGGTGCAGCAACTTAGTAAATAAGTAGTAAACCTAGTAAACGAAGGGGGAGCGCAAGTTCCCCTTTTCTTGTTCAACAACAGGAGAAATGTTATGCAACCAGGAGTGATGGAAGATAGACCGCCTTTTATTAAATTTGAAGTAAGGCCACATGAGGATCGTAATGCTTCTATTGAAGCTGGTCATTATGTTGCAGTTGATGTCGATTATGCAGTTATAACTCCAGCGGGGAGTAAAGATGAAATCCCACGAATCTTTAACGAGTGGATAGAACAACTCACTCAGGGTATCAGGGATGGCAGATTTAAGCCTGAGTATGTCCAAGCTATAAAAGGAATGTACGAGGCATGGAAAGAAGGTTTGGAAATACCTGTTGATGGTACACCGATTAAAGGGTGGCCAGTTTTAGGCCCATCTGATCAGGAAAATGTTATCGCGGTTAGAATACGAACTGTTGAGGATTTAGCAGAAGCTAATGAGCAAACTCTAATGTCTCTAGGTATCGGTTCGAGAACGATGAAACAAAAAGCTCAAGCGTGGTTGGATTCTTCTAACTCGAATGGTAAGGCAACAGAGAAAATATCTGCCCTACAATCTGAGTTAAAAGATCAAAAGAATGTCAATGAGAAATTACAGGAAAATTTAGATATATTAATGATTAGATTAGAAGCACTAGAATCTAATCCAGTTAAGAAAACGAGGAAAAAGAAAACATAATGTCATTATTAACAATGGTTCAACAAGTTACCAGAAGGATTGGTATTGCTGCTCCTTCATCTGTTGCGGGCAATACTGATGAACAGATTATTCAGGTACTTGCTTTAGCAAACGAAGAAGGCGAAGAACTGGCAGAGCGACACACCTGGCAGTCTATGACCAAAGAAGTAACCTTTACAACTGGTGGCGCTGCTAAAACCATAACTGCTGTGACGAAAGCTAACCCAGCATCTGTTACGTCTAATACTCATGGTTATTCAACTGGTGATCAGGTAGACATTGCGGATGTTGAGGGGATGGTCCAATTAAACGGACTGCGCTTCACGATAACGAAAACTAATGCCAATGTTTTTACACTTGACGATACCGATTCTTCAAACTACAGCACTTATTCGACTGGTGGTAAAGCCAGACTCGTTCAAGCCTCACAAGGTACAATAAGTTCAATTATTACCGCTGGTGATTTTGATGCAAGTGCAGTCCGAATCACTAATGAAACAATGTGGAACAGAACACAAAGACGACCATTATTCGGACCATTAACGGCCAGAGCTTATCAGGGATTACAGGCAAGTCCTGTAACTGGACCATTTAACCAATATCGTTTCATGGGAAACTTATTACTGTTTGAACCCGCACCAAAAGGCGGTGAGACAGTAGCATTTGAATATATAAGTAATCATTGGTGCGAGTCATCGGGCGGTACTACGCAAGATGCGTGGACTGCGGATGCTGATATTGGCAGAATATCCGAGAAGATAATGGCAATCGGTGTAATCTGGCGATGGAAACAAGCAAAGGGTTTAGCTTATGCCGAAGATTATAATAAATACGAAAGACGAGTCGCTGATGCTGTTGCAAGAGAAGCAACAAAACCAGTACTTGATTTAGCTGGTGGTCTTGCAGAGTATCGACCTGGAATATTTGTACCGCAAGGCAACTGGGATATATCGTGAGACAGGCAGCACTATTAAAACAACCTAGAAATTCAAGGCGCAAACTTAGTGGGCAAGTATCAATAACATCGCCTGTCGGTGGTCTTAACAGTCGTGATTCGATTGCAGACATGAAACCAGAAGATGCTATCCAAATGGATAATTGGTTTCCTCAAACATCTGATATTAGAGTAAGAAGAGGTTATTCCTCTCATGTGACAGGTCTTGGAGCGCAAGTTGAGTCGTTAATGGCTTATAATAAGTCAGACGGCACACAGAAATTATATGCTGCTGCTGGTACAAGTATTTTTAACGTAACAAGCGCTGGTGCGGTGGGAAGTGCAGAGGTTACATCCCTTACTAATGCTAAATGGCAACATATTAATTATATGGATTCATCTGGCACAAACTGGCTTTGTGCTTTTAATGGTACTGATTCTCCACGTTATCATAATGGTTCAGCCTGGATAACGATTACAGCCTCATCAACCCCAGGGATTACCAATGTTACAACGAGCTTATTAGATAAGCCGTTTACACATAAACGAAGATTATGGGCTGTTGAGAAAAATTCTTTATCTTGCTGGTATCTTCCAGCAGATGGTGTTGGTGGTGGTGCTGTTGAGATTAATTTAAATGGAATAGTAAAACGTGGCGGTAAAATTATCGCTGGCGGTGCTTGGACAATCGATGCTGGCGAAGGATTAGACGACTACTGGGTAGCGATTACTTCCGAAGGAGAAGTCGTAGTTTTTGAAGGTACTGATCCCGCTGCTGCTGCTACTTTCAGTCTGGTCGGAGTCTGGCACATTGGTGAACCAATCGGTGATCGGCCAATGGTTAAGTATGGTGGAGACTTGCTTATATTAACCAAGCAAGGTGTCTATCCTATGAGCAAGGCATTAGCCTCAAGTGATGTTGCACCTAATGTTGCGATAACAGACAAAATACAATCCGATGTTAGTAATGCCTCTACTTTATATAGCACTAACTTTGGCTGGCAATTATTTCTTTTCCCACAAGCTGAGATGCTACTATTAAATATTCCTGAAAAAGTGGGTTCAGGTCAGATTCAATATGCAATGAATACGCTGACAGGCGCTTGGGGTAGGTTTACAAATATTGAGGCGAACTGTTGGGAATTATTTGGAAGCGATGCTTATTTTGGTGGTAATGGAAAAGTCTTTAAATTCTGGAGTCAGGATAAAGACGATACCAGTAATATTGATGCAGAAGCAAAACAAGCCTTTTCATATTTTGGTTCACGAGGGCTTATAAAACATTTTAAAATGATAAGACCAATCCTCTTATCAAACGGCAACCCAAGTTTCTCGGCTGCACTTAACGTGGATTATGAAGATGTACCTGTTAATGCTAGTCTGACCTTCAGCCCGATTACAGGCGGTCTATGGGATGCTGCGAGATGGGATGCTGGATTATGGGGCGGAGATTTAGCGGTTATTAGAGACTGGCAGACTTTAGTTGCTGTCGGAACTGCTGCTGCACTAAGACTTCAATCTCAGTCAGGTGGCGATGCTAATGAACTGAGATGGGAAGCAACAGATTTTCTGTATGAGGTAGGCGATGTATTATAAGGTAACTTACTTTGATTATTACTCAACCGAAAGAGAAAATTGCAGATTTCGTATCGGAGCAAACAGATAATACTCATTTTCCTTTTGAGGATTATAGTTGTATAGGATTGCTCGATAAGAATGGCGAACTGATAGCGGGAGTGCTATATAACCATTTTTCAGGAGAAAATATCTGCGCTCACATAGCTGGGAAAGAAGGGAAGAGATGGCTTACTAAAAAGTTTTTACACGCTATGTTTGATTATCCATTTAATCAACTTGGTGTACAAAGAATTACAGGTCTTGTTCCTAAGTCAAATAAGGATGCAAGAAAATTTGATAAACATTTAGGGTTTAAATTAGAAGGTAATATGAGAAGAGCATTAAAAGATGACGATATGCTTGTTTACGGAATGTTAAAAGGAGAATGTAAGTGGTTAAAACGATAGCAGAATTTGTAGAGAATTATCTCGCAAAATTAGGTTTGATAATGTATTTTTCAAAACCTAGCGCACCAGCAGCCCCAGACTATCGAGGCGCTGCTGTGGCTCAAGGACAAGCAAACATTGATGCTGCGAGGGCTACTGCTAAATTAGGCAATCCTAGTTTTATTAATCCTCTAGGTCGAAGAGATGTTGATTTTAGACCAGACGATGAAGTATTTGTAACCGATACCCTAACTCCGCTTGGACAGACAAGACTCGACCAGGAACAACGAATTGGTACTCAGCTTGGTAGTATTGCCGAACAGGGATTAACTGAGGTTGGGAAGGGTTTAGGAACTCCTTTTGATCTTAGCCAGGTTGGTGATATTACAACACAACCGACAGTAGGCGGAAGAGATGCTATCTCTAATGCTATTTTAGCAAGAGAGCAACCTTTACTTGATGCTCAACGTCAAGCTACTGAGACAGACCTTTTAGTCAGAGGACATAATCCTGGTGGTAGTGCCTTTGAAGGTGCTATGGATCAGGCAGATAGAAGAGAGAATGATTTAAAAATAGCTGCTATTTTAGCTGGCGGTGGCGAACAAGCACGTTTATATGGTATGCAAGCTGGTGAACGCGGTCGCGGTATTCAGGAACAGGCATTTTTGCGTAGTTTACCTTTATCAGAGGTTAATGCTCTGCGTACAGGTAATCAGCCAATGATGCCACAATTTCAAGGTTATCAGGGTGCAAATATAGCACCGCCTAATATTCAAGGTGCAGTTGGTCAGCAACACGCAGCAGCGATGAATACTTATAACCAAGGAATGGCAAATGCTCAAAACAATATGAACGCAGCATTTGGTCTTGGTGGCACTATTGGTGCTGCTATGATCTGTTGGGTAGCCAGAGCAGTATATGGCGAAACCAATCCTAAGTGGTTAATCTTTAGAGAATGGTTGTTTACATTAGCACCTAAATGGTTATTTAAACTTTACATAAGATTTGGAGAAAGATTTGCAAGTTTTATAAAAGACAAGCCAAAGATTAAAAACATTATCCGTCACTACATGGATAAAGCGTGTTTAATTATTTTAAAAGAGAAAAAAAATGGCATTTTATAATCCGTATAAGAAAGATGATGAAAAAGTAACTCAACCTAATTTTGGTGGTGTAAGGTCAGTATCTTTTACTGATCCTAATACCATCAACAGACAACGTGCGTTAGCTGATTCATTAAGACAACAAGGTAGTATACCTCTTCAGGCTCAATCTGTGGGTGGCTACCTTGTACCATCTACTCCATTACAAGGAATCGATAAAGTAGGAAAACAGTTAGCTGCTGCTTTTACAGAAAGACGAGCAAGGAAACAAGAAGAAGCAAATAAACAGTTACAATCAGATGCCGTTGCAAAGGCTTTAAGATTAGAACAAGAGGGTGTTAGAGATAAATTTGAAGGCAATGTTGTTCCTAATTATGCTTTTGGTGGTTCTACAAGAAGAGAAGCTACTAGACCTGAAATACTTGGAGCGTTAGCTGAAGGTGGTCCTAAGATGGAAAATTTGATTATTAAAAACACAGTCGAAAATTTACTTGCTGATGCAAGCGGAACAGGCAAAGGAGCTTATGGTAAAACTCCTCAAATAATTAGAATGGGAGATGGTACGTTACGTCTTTTCCAAGTAAACGATCAGGGAGAAGGTAAATTCACAGAAATGCCTGAAGGTTCTGAGGGTGCAGAGGTTGTTAGAAATTTATTACAAATAGATAAAGGTGGTGAGGTAGGACTTTATAACCCACTTACCTCTGAAGAGGTTAGCACTATAGATAAAACACTCCCGCCAGATAAACAACCAGAAAATATCGAACTAATAGGTGATGCTGAAATTGATGTAGCAGTAAAGGAAATTGAAAAAACAACTGGGCCAGAATCTGATAAAGCTAAATCAATCGCAAGAAATGAATTGATAGGGAAGAATATAGCAACAGTCGAATATGAACTTGCAGAGGTTGAAGCTAATTTACCAAGATTACAAGAAGTTGTTTTAGAGCTAGGTGCGCTTGCGGACATAGCAA